GGAAACTGTTACACGAGTTGTAGAGTACACAATCGGACTAGATACTATTTCTGAACATCACGAAAAGGTTACGGAAGCGGAGCAGCTTTTTGAGTACATGTTCAAACTTAAAGTGTTTCCCGCTGGTCGTACGTTGTGGACTGGTGGTACCGAGGCAGCAAAGAAATACCCGCTGTCTAACTTTAACTGCTCGTTCACTATTATCAAAGATTTTGAAGCGTTTACTGACGCGTTCTACTTGATGATGCTTGGTACTGGTGTAGGATTTCGCGTTCTTCCAGAGGACGTCGCTACGTTACCAAGACTGCGTATGCGCTCGTTGAGTGTTGAGCACGACACTTACTACCCAACACCGAAAGAAGACCGAAACGAGACAACTGTTTCGTACAAGGAAGTTATGCGCGGTGTGTTTACGAATGTCATAATTATTGGCGACTCGAAAGAGGGCTGGGTTGACGGACTTGCACGATTACTCGAAGCATTCACCGACAACAGCGTAGCTAAGGTATTAATTAACTACAACTCAGTGCGCCCCGCGGGCGAAGTACTTAAGACGTTTGGTGGCCGCGCTTCAGGGCACGAGGCATTGAAGAACATGTATACGAAGATCGCGGACACTCTCAACGAGGGTATTCTCGCCGATCAATACACTATCTCTACGCTGCAGGCCATGGACATCATGAACTTGATTGGTGAGGCTGTGGTAGTCGGTGGTGTACGCCGCTCTAGCGAAATTACGCTGTTTGACATTAACGATGAGTCGGTGCTTACTGCGAAGCAAGACCTTTGGTCAGATCCAGCTAAGCAATCTAAGCGCTTTCGCTCTATGTCGAACAATTCTGTGTTCTTTAAGAGCAAGCCAACAAAAGAGCAACTTATCAAGATTTTCGACTTGATCTCCGTTAATGGAGAGCCCGGTTTTATCAACGCAGAGGCCTCGGCCAAACGTCGCAAATGGTACGCGGGTACTAATCCTTGTGCAGAGATCCTTCTTGCTGACAAGGGCGTGTGCAATCTATCCGAAGTCAATGTGCGTGCGTTTGTAGTTCAAGATCCAAGTGGTCGTAATGTGATTGACGTGTATGATTTGCACGAGGCTATTAAAATGACTACACGTATCGGTGTACGTATGGCTACGCTTGAGTTAGAACTTCCAAAATGGAATGCTACGCAGTCTCGTGATCGTCTTACAGGTGTAAGTCTTACTGGGTACGTCGAAGCTATGGATGCAGTGGGCTGTGATTCAACAGTGTCCTCCAGCTTGGTACCGGACGTCCACGCGGCCACCAGAGGCGCGGAAGCTGGCCAATCCTCATATGGATACACCTTTTCATTAGAATCGTTCCTGTGGGATCTACGCATGGTTGCAAACATAGAAGCAAAAAAGTATGCGACTGAGTTGCGTATTGCTCCACCGTTGTTGGTAACGTGTGTGAAGCCGTCGGGAACCATTGCGCAACTGCCGACGGTAAGTAGTGGGGCACATGCTTCTTACGCACCGTACTACATTCGGCGGGTTCGCATTTCGTCCAACGACCCGTTGGCCAAAGCAATGCACTCGGCCAAGTTCACTATCTTCCCAGAAGCGACACATTGCGACCCTGCAGTATTTGCCGCTCTTTCTGAATCAGATAAGCTTGACGTACTGCAACGATCCCCAACGTGGGTTATCGAGTTTCCGGTAAAAACCTCAGCGGTAAAGCCAGCAAGCGATGAGTCGGCGTTGATGCAATTAAGTCGCTATTTCATCCTGCAACGCGAGTGGGCCGATCACAACACGTCGATCACCATCAACTTCTCACCTGATGAAGTTGCGGGTATTGTCGACTGCATCTACGAGAACTGGGACGACTACATCGGAGTCTCTTTCTTGCCGCGATTTAGCACAGCGTACCCGTTGATGCCCTACGAGGAAATTAACGAGGAAGAGTACACGCGACGTCAAGCTCAGATTGCACACATTGACGGTGACTACATCACCAAGGCCTTGTCATTTTACGAACATCCCGTAGAAATTGACGAAATTCTGGATGCCGATTGCGAGGGTGGTGCTTGTCCCATCCGATAGCTGACAAAATTATAATGACATTTGTAGAGGATACTATGCAGTTTGTGCGTAGTATCCTTTATGTTTGGAGGACAAATGGCCAAAAATCGCAGGTTTGATGAGATTTTGAAAGACTATTCAGACAAATACGATCTGACAACGCTTTCTTCGCCGAATGACCGCGCTAACTTGGAGATGCTTATAAACAATCAAATAATTGTAGAAAGCATCCAAAGTAAATTGCAGGAGGTCGCTGAAGACGACCCAGTGGCCAACATTGAACTAGTGCAGCGTTTAGGCTCTGCGCTTAAAGATTTGATTGAGCGTAATCTGCAATTAGAGCGTGCCTTAGCACTAGACCGTAAAACACGCAACAGCTCGCAGTCCGAATCAGTTGCTGACTACATTGTAAACTTGAAACAGCTCGCACAGGATTTTATTGATCGGCGACTAGTTAAACTCTACTGCCCCTCGTGTAAAATTTTGCTCATGCGGTTCTCAAGCGTGCATGATCATAATCCGTTTTCGATAGCGGTGAAATGCACACAGTGTAATCAGGACGTAACTGCTGCTCGAGAGGAGAAGGACATTTTCTTTGATATTAAAGACAGCGCGTGGCGTAAAAAACATCGATACAGTGTGAGTCTTCCTAAGGAAGCGGGCACATCGATGGAAAGCGGCGACGAAGAGGAGTTCATTATCGACGAGGAGGAATCCGATGCTTAAAGAGAAAATCAGCGAAGCTGAGCTAGACCTTCTCGAAGTTATTGAAGATCCGGTCTGGTTAAATGAATTTTTACGGAGCACCAACAACGGCGACATGAATCGCATCAACTGGCCCCCCGAAGAGTTCACGTTCCGCGCTTATCAAAAAGAAATTCTCTCCGATCAGACAACGAGTGTGGTGGTTACTGGCGGCCGCGCTATTGGTAAATGTCAGCCCGCAAGTGCACGTATTTTTACGTCAGAGGGGTACAAGCGTATTTCTAAGCTATTAGGCAAGCCGTCAATTATTACATACGGTTACGCAAACGGCCAGTTCACGCAGCGACGGGCGTTCATTCGCCCTGATCGCTGGAAGAAGTCATGGTCGCTTACGACTAACGGCGGGAAAATACTAAAGGCCACTGACGTACACCCGATTCTGACTCCCCATGGGTATGTGCTCATGGGCGATCTGGTCATTGGCGATCTAGTAGCCGTGATGAACTGGCTCCCTAGCGACCACTGCATCCTCGACACAATGTCTTGGGCCGAGCTTCGCATTCTTGGTTATATGGCCTCCGGATCTGTCTACTTCAAAGCAACCGGGGCAGTTAAACCACGATTTAAGAAAGTTCGTGAAGAGTTCAAAGAGATCTCACGGCAGCTGTACCTAGAGTATAGCGAAACAGACGACGGAGTTATCCGCTTAGATCGATTCAAAGCTGGTGGCACCCGTCACTACGTCAACCAACTAAAGATAGAGCTGGGCTTGTTTGGTAAAGACAGCCGCAAAGTATTTCGCCTTGGTTGGCTGAAAACACAAACATTGAAGAACATTCAAACGTTTATGGAGGCGGCGTATGCTCAGCACGGCGAATGCTCTCAAAGTTCAGTACGGATTAAGCTTCACAATTGGAGCTACGTACAGGATTGGCAGGAACTGTTGCTGTACTTCGGCATTAAGACTAACGTAACGCTCTTGGCCAAACACACCGATGAGCATCATCGATTCGACATCGATGACTCTGTGTGGATGGTAGAAACCGCTGATCCAGTCTACGCACGCATCTTCTGGAGTAAGTTTAAGCTCCCCGGTATCTACGCCGCGCTACGCCCACCCGAGGAGTATCCCGAAAAATACTCATGGGAGCCGATTGTCGCCAAGCAGCGACATGGCATGCAGCGCACGTACTCCGTGCATGTATATCACGACGAAACGTATATCAGTGAGGACATCATTGTACACAACTCGGTAATTCTGGAAGACTTACTGACGTACCAAATTCTTAATTCAAACATTGAGTTTCCGCGTACGCCTGAGCAGTTACTGGTTACGCCCAACACTAATCAGCTGACTCCTATTCTAGACAGGCTTATTCTAAAGTTTACTACTTCCCCAATGCTGAAAGACTTTCTTAACAACAACGTCAATCGATCGAAGGGTACAATGGACTTTAAGATGGGTGCCCGTCAGCACAGACTAAACGCCCGTATTGCTGGTAGTAAGGAAGCAAACAACTTGGTTGGTCTTCACATACCGAAAGTAATTGGAGACGAGTTTCAGTTGTTCCCTATGACGGCTTTTAACCAACTGCAGCCGACTATCAACACGTGGGAAAGTAAGACACAGGAGCTGTATGTAGGCGTGCCTAACGGCATGCGTAACACGGCGTTGTATGTGCTTGATATAAAGACACCAAAGTTTAAAAAGTATCGCATTCCAGCCCCAAACAATCCGTATTTTACTAAGGCTGACTGGGATGACGCTATTCAAAAGTATGGCGGCGAGTCTGAGGACATTTTTCAACAACTGGTGCTGGGTAAGCACGGCAGTCCATCGTTTCAAGTACTTTCTCGTGATCAGATGAAGTTGATTCCAATTGACTTCTACAGTCACAAGTACACGCAGTCAGAAAAGGAAAAGGGACGCAGCTACAAAGAATGTTTGCCTATTCATCGAAACAAAGACGCTGATCAGGTAGTGTTTGCCATCGATACGGGTTTCTCGGACCCGACTATTATTCAAGTGTTTACGCTGGTAGACGGTACGTGGAGATGTAACGTCCGTTACCGTATCCAACGCATTGACTATCCCGAGCAGGAAGTCATTATTGATTATCTCGCTCGTGCGTACAATGCGACGCGCATTGCTATCGACGTCGGTGCTGGTGGTGGTGGTGCGGGCATTTCACAAAGTTTACAAACCCGATCTGAGTTTGCGTCGTTTAATTACGCGTCGCGCATTATGGCAATTCAGTTTAATGAGCGCGTGACCATTGGTAGCGTTGGAGACAACGAGCCGATTACTGAAACGTTTAAGGCATGGGCCACAATGGATTTAATTCGACGGGTTCAGAGCGGCACGATTGTGTTCTCCGAAATCGACGCCGAAGGGGTTAGTCAGCTGGAACGTATTGCACGGCAACGACGTGCTAGCGGTCATATGCACTACTTTGTGGTTTCTACAAAAGGCCACGGAGAAAGCTCCGATGATCACATCTATGCAAGTTACTTGTGTTTTATTGGGGCTCTGCGTGAGCCGGTGGTTTCCAAAAGCATGGCACTTGCCCGTGCGTACACTAAGACTACAGAGAGGTAAATATGGACAAATCAAAGTTGTCTAAGACCGTGGCGAGCTACTCGCCAAACCCAATTTTTACATACAATCTTAATACCGTGGGGTATTACGATCCGCACCAACGCCCGTTTGATAACACGCGGCGGTACACCTACCATCAGATGGTTGAGTTCTGCCGTTACTTTTTCCGCAGGGACACTATTGTGCGTACTGTGGTAGGTCGTATGGTCGACTTGGCCATTACGCGTCTACGCAATCGAAACACCGAGGAAGATTCGGCTAACAAGAAATACTACGACGCGGTAGCAAAATTACTGCGGCCATTTTTAAAGCATCTCGCACTCGAGTACTTTATCACCGGCCTTGTTGTACCGGGGATTACCTACAAGACGGTGATGTACAACAAGCTAGACTCAAGCGCAGGTAGAAAGCGCGTTGAGATTCCCGATGCTATGTGGGTTAGAGATCCAACCAACATTAAGCTCAGAAGGCGACCTGTGGGCCTCAGTCGATCTGTCTACCTGCAAGTGACGTCCGATGATGCAGCGTTTATTAGTGCAAAAGGTCAACGCTCAGACGGTACCGAGGATCTCGCGGGTTATCAAGAGTTAGCACGTATGTCGCCCGCGTTTGTAAAAGCGGTGGTTGCGGGTCAGCGGCTGTTTCCGTTAGAGGATGCGAACCCAATCTATGGTCAACTTGTTTCTGACGACGTGTACCCAATACCGTTTTTGGAAAACGCACTGTTTGCTATGCAGCACAAGGAATACCTTAAGATGATGGATCGCACCATTGTGTCAAGGTCTATTGAGTTGTTGCGGCAGATTAAAGTCGGTTCGGACGAATTCCCTGCAACTGACGATGACATCGAGGCAACGTCCACAGCGATTGCAAACGCTGCCGCTTCTGGCGATCGTGTGTTTAACTTGTTTACTAACCACACGGTCAACATCGAATGGGTGCTTCCGCCTTTGGAAGCGTTGCTTAACGAATCTAAGTACATGGAACCAAACGCGGAAATTTTCTTTGCGTTGGGATTCCCTCGTATCTTAACTACGGGTGAATCAATGCGTAGTAATTCGTCGGATAGTCGCGTGGCATCCTTAGGACCGTTGGCAACGCTCACCGACCTCCGCGAAAAGATCATTTACTGGGTTGAGTGGTTATATGAAGACTTAGCTACACGAAATGGGTTTGACTCTTGGCCAGAGCCTTATTTCTCCCCAATTCAATTTCAGGATATGACCGCACTTACGCAGTTTGCTATTCAAGCACAACAAGTGGGCGCTATATCTAAGGACACAATTGCTCAACTGTACAATACCACTTATGAGGAAGAGCAGGTAAAAATTCAATCAGAGGTACAGAATGAATCAACTCAACCAGCCGCTCAGCCACCTTCCGATGGAAAAAACTCACCAGAAGAACAAACTACTCCTGCCGGGACAGGGGTACAGCCTCCGCAGGGGGAGTGAACCGTACAAAACATTTACGGTGCACACAACTAACGGATCTGCTGGTTCGCGGGGTGAGTCGGAGCTTAAGTACATCGCACACTCCCCAAACATCTCCGCTCATTACTTTATCG